TCATATTACATCACTACTTTCAATTTTAAATACTTCTAATTTTTTATTGATATCGTTAATTTGATAAATATTTATCATACCGTCAATACAAAATATTTTGTATGCTCTTAAGGTTCTACTATAAATCAATGTCAATTTTACGTTATCAATACCATATTCTCCGTATGTTACCGAAACATTTATAATCTCGTTATTATTTTCCCTATAATCTAAGTAACAGTTTCTTATCTTATCGTCCATACCTTTTTTTATTGCTGTTTTTAACCCTTTTTTGATATCATTTGTTGTCATTTTGTGTCCCTTTCGTTTAACGTCTTTTAGACCTTGAGAGTTTTTAATAACTCTATGGAGATTATAAACGGGAGGGCGTTTATAATCTCTAACAATTATTAAAATTGTGGGGAGGGTTTAATATTCATATACTAACTTAGTTGTCAGTCCGTATTCATTACATCTTTGCATTTCGTCTAATATAGAATAATGAATTTTTTCGTCTATTATTTTACAAGACATATCGAAAACAAATTCTTTATCATGTTCGCTGTAATAATATAATACTACTTTTATAGGTTTCATTATTTTAAACTCTCGGTAAATCGTATTTTTTATATAAATCGTCAATTACTTTAAATGCTTTTCTAAAACTTGTGTTAGAGTGTGATAGATAACCGTATGAATAATGAATTAAATCTAATTTACTTGTTAATGTTTTTGCTTTGATTTCTTTTTCTAAACTTACTTTTAAATCTCTTATCATGATATACCTCTTCCGTTTAACCGTCTTTTAGACCGTGGAGTTTTTCTCAACTCGTAAACAGTTTATCAAATTAAGAAATTAATGTCAACACTTTTGTTGAAAATAAATAAAAAAATTATACTAGGTTGTCACTCTAGTATAATTTCATTAGTATTATAATGGTCATAATAGTCCTTTAATACTACATTATAAGAACTAATTTCTTCCGTGAAATAACCGTCAATAACTGATGTCGTAACTTTGAATAAGTCCTTGTAAATGTGTTCCATTTCGAAAACATTTTTACATTGACGTCTAATTCTTATATCAACATTCATTATATATTGAGTGGTTGCAAGTAATAAAATATTACGTTTTCTTAATTGTGAAAAGAATATTTGCATGCGTCGGTTATTCTTACGCATAAAATCTAAACTATCTAAATAGATATGTATTTCGTCTAGTAACATAATAGAATTATTAAAAAAGTTGGGGTTTTCGTCTAACTTATCTAAAATACTAATACTATCATGATGTGGTTTTTTAGTTTTGTCAAACGTTATACTTTGGTAAGGTAATTTATTTAAAGTATAGTTTGAAAATATAGGTCTATCACCGTTAAATTCGTCTACCGCTATTTTAGTTATAAATACGGTTTTCCCATAACCTTGCTTTCCTATACTTATATAAAATCCGTTCATTATTTACCATGTCTATGATTTCTAATTTCATTTTTTAATACTGTAATATTTAATTCTTGAAAATGGATACGTTTCATATCAGTTCTACCATAATACATGTTATTTTTTAAATAAGATATAAAACGGTCTTTTTTCATTTTCATAACTTTTGTATATATAGGACTAATTCTATTTCGGTAATTTGACGCTATTACGTTAGACATAATAAATGTACTTTCGTTTCTATAATAACCATTCTTACCGTAAGGTTTATTTATCATATTATATTACACCCTTTCTATCTAAATATATCTTTAGACGATTTTTTTGGTTCTACCTCACCAAACATGGAACGTTGCTGAACTAATTCAACCAACTCTTTACGACCTAAGCCGTTAGTCGAAATTTGTAATTGTAAAACTAAGTCCGCTAATTTTTTGGTATAAGTATCGCCAAACATATCACTAAATAAATATAGTTTTGACATGATTGATACTTGTTCAAATTTTAAGCGTGATATAGTTTTTAATTTTTTCTTACTTAATAACTCTTGAATAGCCATAACGGAAACAATATCGTTATGCTCTCTATTGTCAGTATTATTTATAATATTATTATATTTTTCTTCCTCGTTAGTACCTATCATGTCTTCCATTTTTAGTTTTTTTGTAGGCATAATTTACACCTCTAATAACATGTAAATTAAGTACATAATCGCTAATAATTGAAAACCACTAAGCATTAATAACGCCATGATTTTATCAAATTTATCTTTTTTAAGACTGTTAAATGTTTCACTTATTAATTTAGTTCTTATTGCTGTTTTATAATGGTCAGCGTTAAACTTACTTTTAAAATCTAAAGGGTTTATACTCTCTTGACATGTATCAGTTTTGATAATGGTTGTATAACCTTTGAAATTATAAACATGCTTTTCATTAATTAAAATACTATTATCAATATTAAACTTATCTCTTTTTATATATGATACCTTAACGGTCATATCTTTATTATAAGTAACTAACCTTACATACTGAAATTTATTAAAATAATTCCTTTTGAATTTAAAATATACTACTAATGCTATTATTAAAACTATTAATGCTATTATAGAATATATCATTTTTTAAAACTCCTCTTCATCTTTTTTATATAATAATAGAAACCCATGACTTAAAAACATACCGATTGATGTTAATTCAATGAATGTATCGTCAACATGAGACAATGGTACAAACCATAAAAAGCCCGCTAACATCATAAGCCATTTAATCTTGAAGAAATAAGCGAAAAACATAATCATAATATAGACTATTAATGCAATCCATAAAATATTTATATTAGTTAATACAAAGTGGTCGGAAACAATTAGCATTTATAACACCCCTTTTTCTATTATTTTTATCATAGTAATGCGTCCGTTATAAGTGTTACGATATTAAAGGTACTTGAAATACCTAAAACCTCTAATACACCCATTAAAAGAATAAATGTTCCTAGTATAGCGGGTGCGGACAATCCCGATTTTAAAACAAAAAATATGGCTATAATTATTACTATGATTGTTATAATATCAGCAATAGTGCCAAGCGGAAAATTTAAAAATATATTTAATCTATCTAATGGAACACTAAACATAATTAATCACGTCCTCTTTTCATAGTAATTATACTAAAGAAACCACCCACAAATAAAACAATAATAATAGCGGGTACAATCCAATTACCGAATTCGGTGTTAAATGTTGTTATACTACTACCTATTTCACTCGAAACACCCGTGACATAATCGACCGATGTTGCTAAGGTATAACCCTCTAATACACTACCCCTAGCATGAAAATCATATTGCCCTCGTGTATAATCGAAACTATCACCGCTAATAAAACCGTTAGCGATACTACCATTATCGAACAT